TAGTGGAACTCCACCATAAAATTGACTCTCTTGAATTATTGTAGGCATAATCCAATCGACAATATTCTGACCATTATTCATTAGTTTAGTTCTATGGCCTGTGTATGACATTATTATTCCTTTCGCGTAATATCTTTATCAAGGTTAAATTTTTTCTTTTTACTTGCCATACGAATTTTTGCCCAGTAGATTTGCTTATCGCTCTTAGAATGCTTAGCAGGCTTATGGGAGCTAAGCTTTCCCCAATCTACTGGTACATCAAATTCATTCTTTTTCATTAGGTTGGTCTTTATTTAGCAATTCAGGATTCTCGTGGATATTTCCTAGTATTTCCATGTCGTCGTCAACGAAATAGTCGTACGCAAATATTAGTGTCTGGTCTTCGTCAGTGTTGTCATAACCAGCAATGCAGAAAACCTCACCTGCACGTTCATTTTCTATATCGCATAATCTCCGTAGTTCTTGGTTGTTATATTTAACATTCTTCATTCCATATGCCACCGGGCCTTCAAAGAAACAGACTTCCCCTATAGCAGAGACTTCTGCCTCACGGACGCTAAAGACGTATTCAACGACATCCCCCTCGTAAATCTCCTTGCCGTTCTCGTCATGGAGCCCAGTGTATTGCTCCCATATCTGTTCATTGCCACTCAACTTTTTATCGCCAGTCTCCGTACAGGCTCCACAAATTAAATCGCCCAGTGTAACATAAGTATAGGCTTTATTGATCTTGTCCCACGCTCTGAATTTTAATTCACGCATTTTTACTCTCCTTAATTTTCGCAGTAGCCATCTTAAAATTGCTATTCCCCATAACCGTTCGATATATTTCCAACTCAGCTTCCAACCTAGCATTTTCCATGAGTTCTTCAAAAACTTTTTCATATAGTTCATTTACCAAATAGTCATAACTGCGCTCTTTTATCGCATTACCTAAACTTATAGTAGTACCTTTCTGGTAATAACTTGAAAAGTCCTTTTCATAAGTGATTTCTTCGTTATATTTATTCAATATCTCTCGAATAGTATGTTTTGTTATCATTCAATGCTCACCTTTCTAGCCCCGCATTTTCCACACTTACCGTTAATCGTATGCGTCATGCACCAACAGTTTTTGCAGAGACTAATTTGCGTATTATTCATACTAGCTCCCTGTACACTCGATTATCTTGATCTTTTATATAGCCTCTTTTTTCAAACCACTTGTCTAACCTTTTATTGAAGATCTCACCTATTACTAATTTAAGACTATTATCTCTTGCGAATTTTTCGAGAAATTCAATAAATTTTAAGAATTGGCCATTGTGCATTTTAGCGTTGTTAATAGCTAATAGATTTACAACTTTCTCATCTGCTAGGTGGAAAAGACCATGAAGACTACCATGCTTAAACATATAGTAATGGTCATCACCGAGAAGTTTTGCGACTGGGTACTCCATATAAACATCAAGTAATGTTAATACCTTACGGGAATCACCTGTATCTGCCTCACTCATTTTTTGATTTTTCCTCTTGCTTTTTCCAGATTTCATCTAAATCTTTATATGCTGGATAGGCTTTTTCTTTATTCGTCGTAATATAAGCGTCAGAAATGCCAGGAATAAACCAGTACGGACGCTTATCATTGTTGAAAATTCGTATTTCACCGCTTTTTAATAAGTCAAGGTGAATTTCTTGTGGCACCCTCGACCACTCGGAATTCATGATATTGTCAGCTCTAGTGGCGATTACGACTTTCTTAACTGCTTTATTTTTAGCACCTATCTGTAAATATCCACACTCAAAGCACCTGTATCCCGAATCGTGAACTCTAGTTGTAGGCTTAAAATATGGCTCCCAAATACCACTTGCTTCCATCACATCTCCCTAACTACAAGTGGCTCAGCCTCATCTATGTGGTAATCTTTAACTTTATAATCATCGATAACCATATCTGCATGTCGCTCAAAGTATGTACGACGTCTTTTTAAGGACATTTTATTCCACTTTTCTTTTTCAACTTCTAGTTCTAAATGACCATGGTCTATCCACCCATAAAGATTTTTTGTGTCTTGTGTAATTTTTAGCATTTTAGTCATCTTACTGTTTTCCAAATAATCAATTAAATCAACATAGGTTAGCTCATCACCATCCTCATCGAAATACGTATAATTTCCATTTTTCAATAGCTCAAGAACTTGCTCTTTTTCCATCGGTACTGATTTCAAATCTTCTACTGGGCCAAAGCAAGAGCAATGACCTAAATCAATGATGTGCCATTTATCGTTCTTATCTAGGAATATTGCACATCCAATCCCGCTATAACCTTTGCACCAATACCAATAGATGAATTTTTTGATATCATACCTAAGATTTTTACTTTGAACTTTAATTCTTCTTAAATCGCAAAGGAATAAGCTATCTTCACCAAGTGATACAGTTTCCATTATCTATCTCCCGAAATACAGCCACCATTTATATACTGACTGGTTTAGTTTTTCTTCTTTTAGTCCTAAAATCTTCTTATTATTGTCTTCGTAAACTTCAATCTGTTTCTTAACTAATTCATTACCATGGAGTTCGGGATACGCCGAGACAATAGCAATAGCATTGTCGGGCTTGAGGTCTTTGTAAGTTTGTTTCTCATGAGTTAAATAGCTTGCAACCGTGGCTTGAACCTTAGATTCGATTTCGGCATTTTGTGATTGATATAGCTCAATTCTAGAATCCAAGTTTAAGCCGCTAATTAAACTAGCTATTAACAATACTTGAATAAGCAAAGGTATTACAAGAATAGGGACGGCTACTAAGATAAACATGTCTCTATCAAGATCCTCCTGTTTAGAATAAAAGAAGATGGAGAAACTTATTGACAGTAATAATATAAGCGTTAACATTATTCTTGATCCTCTTCCCATTCCCCTTCTGATTCTTCTGCTGGCTCAAACTTCATGTTATTATCGGAACTTACCAAGCTGTTTCCAAAATAAGTACCAATAGAATTAGTAGTATAGTCATTTTCTGTATAAAAACTAAGTGTATAGTAAGCTCTATTGGGAAAACTATCGGTAATAAAATATGCCTGAATTTTAGATTGAATTTTTAACTTATTACAAATATTTTGAATCTCTATAGGAGACAGTAATTCATCAATGTTGTGAGCGCAAAAGTCAATCTTGTGCTCCATTGCAAATCTTAATTCAGCTATGACTGTTTCTTCATCTAAGACTTTGTGCTCTCTCATCGCTTTTCTCCCATCTCATATTTACGAACGATTTCCCATTGCGCTTCGTGCTCTTCAAGGGATTTTAATAAACTTTCTTCATCCTTAAAGCAAATTGCTCCTGAGAAGTAATAAGACATACCTGACATGCCTATATGGGTTTTGGCAATTGTATCGTAAAAATCATGCCAATTTTTGCCACCTTTGATAAACTTTCCGCCCTCAGCGTCGTCTAGAAGTACTTGGCGAGCGAGAAGGTATTTCTTGTAGGTTCTGGCTTCTTCTATGGTCTTAAAATAATTACCTACTAGATAACGATAGTTATCGATCTTGTTGTTATCTTCAGTCTTAAAATATAAACTACCGTTATCACTTAAGAACCAATATGTCTCACCAAGCTTTCCCCTCCACCTTTCATGTTTTTCAGGGATTTCCTCAAACCATTCATCAAAGTTATTAATCTCGCTAACTGTAAGCCATGGTCTAGTCAGACATCCATCTGCGACAACTTGACCTAATTCTTTATATTCGTCAGGACTTTCACGCTCCTCAAAGATAGTACCAGCCTTAAGGGTTGGGGTGTCTTTCAGTAATTTATATCTCTTCATTTTATTTTCTCCTTTTATGGCAGGGGCGGCTCGGCAACCACCCCGTCAAGCATATCGGGCTGCGTTTATGACATTTAACCTTGATACGGCGAGAGAAATTATTATAGACCGCTCAAAGCACCACGTTGTTAATTTTCTAAACTGAAGTATTGCTCGAATAATTCGTTGGATTTTCTCTCTAATTTTGCGATTTTGATAATGCGCTTGAAATCTTTTTTATTAAGCTCGCACAAACACGTAATCAAATCGTGATAGCTTACTTGTGGCGATGGA